AGATAGGATTGCCATCCAGATCACTAAGCGGAATGCCCTCCAGATAATCATTATCCTTATTAGTATAATAGTGATCCTCGGTAAGCTGCGGATAAAAACCATCTGCAATTTCTTTTGGCCTAATATTCAGCATCTCGGCATTGTACACCATGTCACTGGAGTACGAGTCTTTCATGTATTCAAAGTAATCGGACCGCACATTATCGAGGTTCCAATGTGCCGTGGCCGAATGGAAGAAATAATCTTTGGGCTTCTTCCTGGCCAGCTCCTCCCCTTCAATAAACCACTTCCCTTTCTTTGTCAAAGGGGTAGAGCTCACATAGGTTTCAGAAAGCGACCATTTATTTTCTCCATAGATGCTAGACTTAGACGCCCGGTTAGTATTCTTAACGTTAATCGATAGCTTTTGGTTATCTAACAACGCAGCTTCATCGGCGAGGATCCCAGAGGAGTTAATCCCACGGCCACCATTAGAACTATTGGGATTGTCCAGCCCCACCAGTTGGAAAACTGTGCCGTTGGAGAAGTGTATAATGTTCTTCCAGTGGTTGGGTTTTTCGTAGGGCATTTTAAAGCCCATTCTTTTTCCGGCGCTAGATCCTACCACATAATCTATATCTTCATAAATTCCGAAGAATTCCAGCGCGGCCTTAGTAGATTTCAAGGTATTCGATAGCACCTGGGCATAAGTATTGCCTACCAGGATAAAAGTGGCCCGGGGCAGATTCTTCGCCATCATGAGCATAAAGTAAGCTAGAATGGTACTCTTCCCCGTCCCCCTGCCCCACTCCAGGAACTTTATTTTTTGATTTGCCATTATGGCAATGATCTGAGCAAAATTTAAGGTGATCTTTCCTCGCTTACCTCTTTTCTTCGCCATCTTCCTTAGTATTTTTAATTTCTTCAAAATCGATATCAACGGCTTCACTCACGTTCATATTCACAGCACCACCGGCACTTAGAATTTTCTGAACCAATCGTTCCTGTTTTTTAGAAATTATGATGTCGTAATCTTGAGAAGCGATCTTCTCCAGGTCAATCGGGGAATCTTCCTGGTCAAGTCCTAGTAGATTGTCTATTTCCTTATCGATCTTATAGGCCAGCTCTATGTTCTTATCCTTCAGCGCTAACTGGTAGAGCTTGTGCTTTCTTTCAATAGAAATGTATCTCCAGGCTTCCTTATCAAATCGTTTAAAGCTTCCGAAGAGCATCTCACATCTTTGCACATCCCGGTAAGCGGTAGCCTTACTCACGCCAAAAAGCTTCATTAATCGCTTCACGGCATCCTCCGGACTCCGGAATTCCAACAGCGCCGTGAATGCCGTTTCCCACCGCATTTTTAAATCCTGATCGGTTTTAGAAAGCCGCTTCAGCTTCACATCATCGGGTGTGGTAGCATCTAGGTAGTAAGCCAGGACATTTTCAAAATGCGTATCGCTAGAAGTTAATTTGAGTTCGTTATTTGCCAAAGTATGCGTGTTTTAAGGTAAAACTCACGCTTCCCACGCCGCTAAAAAAGGACAGCCGGGGGCTTGTCCTTTTTTCTCACCGCCCGCTTTGGCAATTTTGAAGAATGGCAGAAGAAACCATTTATCTAAATGAAGTGCTTAAAATTATGCGTACGCCCAATTCAGAAGGACGTGCCGTGAAATTCAATATAGCGGTGCGCACATTAAATAAGAATAGCAAGACCGGCGGAAAGCTTAATGAGTACAGCGATGCCAAGCTGGTCATGAAGGAAAAAGGTCTGGATAGGGATAGTATTTATGCCCTACAGAATTTTAAGCCTTCAAAAGAACAGAAAGAAAAAAAGAACCCGCATCACTTCAGTAATAAGACTCGGAACATTCGCTTGGAGAATGGAGAAGTGAAGAAGATTCATATCAATTACATCATCAATTTCAACGGAAAAAAAGTGATCTACTAATGCCGAATATCGTAAAACATAACCAACATTTAAGTTTTGGCACCGGGCGCGCTGCTGTGTTCAACATCAACACGTCAAAAG